GGCTCGGCGGCCGTCAGGTCCGCGACGGTCGGCCAGCCGGCGACCACGCGGATCACGAGCAGGGCCGTCGGCCAGGCGTAGCCGGCGCCGAGGGTGAGAAAGCCCGTGCCCGGGGTGACGGCGTCGGCGTACCACGTCGGATCGATCGGCTGTACGGCGCCGGCGTCGTCCGTCCACGTGATCGAGGCGACACTTTGCACGGGCCGGCAGAGCGGCGGGAGCACGATCACGGCGCCGCCGGTGCCGACGGCCTCGGCCAGAAATTCGCGCGTCTGCGTCAAGAGCGCGAGCGCCGTCTCGTCTTCGATATGCGCGCGGGCCGCGGCGATCGCGGTTTGCAGCATGGGCTCGCGCGGGTCGCCGGCCGGCCAGTCAAAGCCACACCACACCTTGGCGGCCTCGAGCGTCAGGGGCTCGAGCGCCGGCGGGACGATGAGGCGTGAGCGCAGGAACACGATCGCCATGTCAGCCGCGGCCTCGGCGCTTCAGTTGCCCGGCGTACGTCTTCGTCGTGAACGAGGGGGGCAGGGCCTCGGCCGGCGCCGCGGCGGGCGCGGCCTCGGCGGCGAGGCTGGCGTCGCGACACGGTAACTGCACGATCACGATCGGCGCCGTCGGGACGTAGTCCGGACTAGTACACGTCGTGTGTGGGGCGTCGTCGACGGGACAGGGCGGCGGGATCGGGCCCATGGCGTTACGGCTTGATCCCAGATGTCCACGCCGAGCCCCCCCAATGGGCGTTGGTGCCGTCGCCGAGCTTGACGTACTGCCCGGTCGTCCAGGCCGTGGCGGGCGAGGCCGTGATCGCGTTCATGGTCGTGAATTTCTGCGGCGGGTCGGAGTTCGGCGGCGTCCAGACACCGGGACTGCCGGCCGTCGCGCCGGTGCTCGCGGGCCCGTTGTTGGAAAAGCCCGGGATCGACATATCCACGCCGGGCGAGACGGTCGGAAACTGCGGGCCGGTATCCGTCGAGTTGCTCCAGCCGGGCGCCGGTTCGGCGGCGAACGGTTCGATCACGTCGCGCGGCTCGCGGTGCGTGGCGGCGTCCTCGGCCTGGCGTTCCCCGTTGTCGGCTTTCTTCGTCATGCGCTGCCCTTCCTGTGCGACCACGCCGCCGAGCTCGGCGCCCGGCGGCGTGTGATTGGCGCGGCGATTAGTTCAGGCCGGTGACTTTGCCAAACGCGCCGGGCCGATAGACGGCCAGCGCGAGGCGTTCCTCGGCCCGAATGGCGACCAGGTTTTTGATAAAGAAATCCTGGTGTGAGTTGCTGGCTTCGACGCGGATCCCGCCTTTGCGGAAGACTTGCGCTTGCGTCGAGAAGGCGCCGACGAGCGCGGTACCCGCGACGATCGACGGCGTCGGCGCGACGGGCAAGCCCCAGATCGTGGCCGTCGGGAGGGCCGAAAACGGGCCGGGCCCGTAGTACTGCCCGCTCGAGTCTTTGCTTGTCAACGTCGTAAACAGGTTCGTCGGATGCATCACGATCCCGTCGGGATAGACGAAAGCGGTCGCCGCGATCGCCGCGATCTGGCGGGCGATGGCGTCGGCGTTCGTTTCCGGCGGCGTGGCGCCGGCGTTGCGGGCGACGGCCGTCGCCAGGCCAACCCGGTTCAGGATGCCGAGCAGGTTCGGCGGCGTCCCGTTGCCGTTGAGCAGCTGATCTTCTTCGGCGAGTTGCACGCCGAGGGTCAGCCGCGCGTTGATGTAGCTCGCGATGGCGGCGACGTCCTCGAGGAGTTCCTCGGTGACGGGCAGCCAGTGCGCGATCTTCGACACGGGATCCGTCTTCTGATCGAAAGCGAGCGCGCTTTCCGGCTTGGCGGCGCCTTCGAGCACGGGTGCCGCGGCGTTGGTAAAGAGCGTTTCGACCATGTACGTGATCGCGTTGCTGTCGGCCGTGCCCGAGCCCATCAGATCGGCGACGACGAGGCGCTTGTACAGGATCTGCGTGATGCCCGGCAGGTACTGCGGCGTCAAGAGTTTTCCGCCGGACGCGGCGTCCTCGGTCAACGTGGTGGCGCGGAAGTCGACGCATTCGACGACACCCGAGGCCCACGATCGCCCGGCGCGGTGGATGCCGGCGCGGATCAATTCCTTGAATTGATCGGATCCGACAAATTGCGCGCCGATCGAGGTCCGCATGACGGGGAGGGCCGGTACGGTCGCCGAGGCGACGGGCCGCGCGTGCTTGTTGCGGATCTCGTCAAAGCGGGTCATCAAGGCGGCGTCGCTGGCGGCGCCGCGGATCTTGAGTTCGATCGCTTCCATGTCGCCGAGGGCCGCATTGATGGCGGCGCGTTCCTCGGCCGTCATTTCGCGCGCCGTCGGGGATCCGGGTTCCCCGCAGGCGGCGCGGGTCGTGTCCATCAACGCGACGGCTTTCGCGGTCGCGGTTTTCAAGTCGGCTTCAAGCTGGTTCACGTTCATGATGCGATCCTTCGTCGTTGCAGATCGAGCACTCGCCGCTCGAAGGCTGCGAATTGAGCGCCGGCCGGCGCGGTGCGCGATTCCTGAGCCGGCGCCGAGGGCGCTGCTGTGATCGCGGGCGGTGCCGTGGCGGCGACGCGGGCGCGGCCGGCCGTCGCCGGTTGCACCACGCGCGCGAGGGTCTCGTCGAGAGTGGCGATGCGATCGATCAGCCCGGCGGCGAGGGCGTCGTCGACGTTCAGGATCCGGCCTTCGCCGTACCCGGTCCGGACGGCCTCCGCGGTGACGCCGCGGCCTTTCGCGATGTCGCCGATCATGCGGTTATAGAACCCGTCGATCAGGTGTTGCTGGTGGGCGCGTGCGGCCTCGGACAAGGGCGATCCGCCGACGGCTTCCGCCTTGTATTTGCCGGCGGTGATGATGTCGCGCTTGATGCCGAGCTTTTCGCGGGCGGCCGTCAGGTCGTCATGAATGCCAAAGACGCCGATCGATCCGACCATGGCGGACGGACTGGCGACGAGCTCGGTCGCGCCGGCGAGGGCCCAATACGCCGCGGAGGCCATCAGGAAATTGGCGTGGACGATGATCGGTTTGATGGTGCGCGCCCGGAGTACTTCCCGGGAAAATTCGCTCGCGCCGGCGACGTTGCCCCCGCCGCTGTCGACATCAAAGACGATCGTCGAGACGTCCGGATCGGCGACGGCGGCCTGTAGCTGTTTCGTCAGGCCTTCAAACGTGGCGCCGCCGGACACTTCCGAAAGCAGGTTCATGCGGGGCGCGATGACGCCGTGGAGCGGCAGGACGGCGACCAGTCCGCCGCCTCGTACGGCCAGGTCGCGGCTCGCCCGGGCCTGTTGGGCGCGCGCGATGCCGTCCTCGTCGTCGTCCATGCCGGCGAGGCGCCGCGCGATCGTGGTCGCCACGACTTCGCGGAGGGCGTCGGATAGGGCCCACGGGTGCTCGAGCGCAAACGCGGCGAGGTGATCGTACGTGTGCGGTTTACGCGGCATCGGCGTAGTCCCTTTCGAGTTGCCCGAGGGTGTCCTCGTTGGTCAGGCGGGCGAGGGCGTCGGCTTCGGTGGCGTCGAACACGGCGCGGAGGTCGCGCGCGAGTTCCGGCGTCCAGCGGTCTTTGCACCCGAGCCGAAAGGCGGCGGCGCGCGAGGCCGCCGGCAAGCGTTGCAGGAATGAGCGTTGCCGCTGTTGGTGGCGTTGAATGATCGGGGCGGCGCGCTCGAGGGCCGGGGCGTCGGCGGCGATCGAAGGCGCGGCCGCGGCGGCGTCGAGCTCGTCGGGCGCCGTGGCGGTCGGTAGGGCGCCGGCCATGGCGGGCCCGCCTTGCTGCGCGGCCAGTTGGTCCGCGCTCGGGTCGTCTTTGATCGACGGCAGATTGAGCCGGGCGCGGCCTTCATTCGCGGTCATGACGGGCCGGCCGACGAGCAGGCGCAAGGCGTTCGCTTGTTCCTCGAAACTGCCGGCCAGTTTCGCGGCGATGTTGAATTCCCCGTAGACGTCGGCCGTGTCTCGCGCTTCCGGCAAGAGCCAGAGCTCGATCGCTTCGCTGACCATTTCCAGCCAGGGCCCGAGGCAGTCGGCGTATAGCTGCTTGTGTTGCTCTTTAATGTTGCTGAAGGTCGCATGCTCGAGAATGCCGACCATCGGCAGCGGGATGTGATAGGCGCGCGCGCATTCTTCGCGGGTCAATTGCCGGGCGGCGACGTATTCGGAGTCTCGCGCCGAGTACGAGATTTGCCGAAAGGTCATGCCGTCTTCTAAGACGGGCGTTTGTCCGGTGCTTTGGACGCCGGTAAAGCGGGCGGTCCATTGCGCGCGCCAATCGCTCTTTTGCGTCGGCGTCCAGCGCGGCGCGTCCTTCGGCCGCTCAATCACGCCTTCCATGCGGGAGGCGTTCTGCCAGTAGCGGGATCGGTGTTCGCTGCTGGCGACGTCTTCGGCCAGGATGCGGCGCAAGGTCTCGAGCGGCGACAGTCCGACGAGGGGGTTTAGTGGGTTGTACCCGTTGGCGTACACGATTTCCGTCATGGCGAGCGGGACGGCTTGGCCGTCGTACGTCCAGATCACGCCGGACGGTAAGAGGCCGCCTTGCACGTCGACGGTTTCGGGCGGCATGCGGACCAGGCCGATCCGCCGATCGGGGTCGTCGATCCGGATCTTCAGCCAGTAGGCGTTGAAGTAGACGGCCAGATCGGCGATGTACGACTCAAACAGGCGATAGCGGCTCGTCGAGGGGTTCGGCTTCGCCAGCCATTGCGCGAGTTCGTGATCGTTCAGCCGAAGGCGATCGGTATCCGAGACGCGGCGGAAAATGTGGTACCCAAGCTGCGCGATGTTGCGCGCGAGAAAGTCGACACAGATCCGGACGTTCGGCTGTGTCGCGTAGATCGTCGCGTACGCCGAGGCGCTGTACGCCGACAGGGACGAGGCGACGGTCGGCGCCGACGTGTAGCCGCGGCGCGTCATGGCTTGCAGGCCGGTGAGGGTGCGAACGATCGCCATGCTTACGGGTTCACCTGGATAAAGGCGACGTTGTCCCGGTGCACGATCAGATCGCCGACGACGGCCGCCGGCGGTTCGCCGGCTTTGATCACGGTGCCGTTTTTCAGCGTGAGCCAGGGGCCGCGCGTCGTGTACAGCACGCCTTCAAGCGCGGTGCTGTCGTCGGCCTTGAGATTGAGCAGGACCGATCGCAGGAGACACGGCGGCCGCCAGAAGGCCCACGGCATTGGATGCCGGCCAGTGTTGGCGAGCTAGTGCGGCTAACCTATTTTTGTGTGCGTAATGCTTTCGCGGCCAGTTCGCGGCGCAAGTGTTCGGACAGGGTCAGGCGTTCGGCTTGCGCCTTTTTATAGAGGTCGTCGTACTGCGCGGACGAGATGCGGAAGGACACCGAGACGGATTCGGCGTCGTCCTCGAGCGGCGGGCGCCCGGGCTGGCGTTTCATCGGCGGGGGCGGCCCAAGAGTCGCAGGGGGACGCGGAAGATCCGCGCGATCGCCTTCGTCTGCTCGTCGTACAGCCGAGCCTCGAGCCACAGCCTGAAGGCCCGCGTACGCCGGCGGCGCGCGATATTCATAGCAGATCAGGCCACGATCAGGTCGGGATCCTCGGCGATGGTGTCGTCGTCGAGCATGGCCGCCAGTTTACGCCCGATCAGGGTCGCGACGATCGGGTCGATCCGGCCGCGGCTGCGGCGCTTCGTCGGGTAGATGTTCTCTTTGTTGTCTTTGTTCACGATCGCATTGCTGGCACACCACAGGACGAGCGGGTTGTCGCCGGCGTCGACGAGCCCGTCGAGGACGTCGGCCTCGAATTCCTTCGAGGGGTCCGACATCTGTTGCATGTTCTGCGGCACTTCGACCACGGCGAGGTTTTCGGCCTCGAGCTCGGCCGGCAGGTTGCCGGCGTTCCACGGGTCCATGCCGATCCCCTGTACATCGTAGTCGCGGGCCGCGGCGAGGACGAGCTCGAGCACGACGCGTTGATCGATCCGGTTCCCGGGGTTTGTCAACAGGTAGCCCTGCTCAACCCAGAGGCCATAGGGCGCCCGGTCGCGCTTGGCGCGGGCCTCGAGGGTGTCGGCCGGCGTGAGGCAGTACGCGATCAGGCGCCAGGTCAGGCGCTCGCCTTCCGGCGGAAAGACGAGGACGACGGCCGTAAGGTCGATCTTCGACGAGAGATCGATCCCGATCCAACATTTGCGGCCGCGCATGTCCGCCGGCGTCCACGTGCGCGACTGTCCGGCCCGCCAGCCTTCCAGCGATAGCCAGGGCGCGGCGGCGTTGACCCAGAGGTTGCACCGTTTCTGCTTGAATTCGGCGGCCGCGGCCTGCATGCGTTGCGCCTTCGCCGCCAGGGCGCGGAGGTCGGCCGGGTTCACCGAGACGCCAAAATTCGGGTTGGCCTTGCGCCAGGTCTTCTCGAGCGTCCAGTCGTCCTCGAGGTCGGCGTGCGCGATGAACGCGAAAAACGTCTCATCGTCAAAGACGCGCTCGAGGATCTTGCACGCGTAGTCATGCTGATCCCCGCAGACCGACAGCGGATCGTCGCCGGCGGTCGTGATCTGAAAGTGGATCGGCTGCTCGCGGGCGCCGGTCGCCGATTCCATGACGTCCAGCAGATCGCGCTCCTTGAAAGCGTGCAATTCGTCGGTGATGATCACGTGCGGGTTAAGCCCGTCGGTCCCGTCTTTGTCGGCGCCGAGCGGCTCGAGTTTCGAGCTCGAGGCGTCGTGGTGGATGTTGGCGATCTGGGTGATGAGGCGATCCTTGAGACTGGACGCGCGGACAAGCTGGCGGCTGTCTCCCCAGACGATCCGCGCTTGGTCTCGTTTCGTGGCGATGCAGTACCCTTCGGCGCCGGCTTCCCCGTCAAAGAAGGTCGCATAGAGCGCGACGATCGCGGCCTCGAGGCTCTTACCTGATTTCCTCGGGATCTCGTTGTAGGACGTTCGGATCCGCCGGAGGCCGGTCCGCAGATCGATCCAGCCAAACAACGATCCGAGCCTGAACTGCTGCCAGGGCCGAAGGCTGATCGGTTGCCCGGCCCACTTGCCTTTGTAGTGCTTGAGTTGCGCGGCAAAGCGGGTGAAGCGGTCGGCGCGCGCGAGCT